AAGCGCCGGCAAACAATTTAAGGGCAGATTTGCCATTGTGTGAATTATACAAAACAATTTCGGCCCGATCCGGTGCGTTATAATCGGCGGGGCCGGTTGGTGCGAATGTTAGCATATGGTCGGCAAAAGGTAATTGTTCAGCCTTGCGCACGGGTTTTTGAATAGCACGAACGGGGGCAAAACCGTGATCTGCTAAAATATCGATTGCAGCCGCTGTTGAAACAAAACCATACCGTTCCGATGTTTCGGGGCTTGCGTGTTCCGTAAATGCTGCAGGGCAGGATTGCGCCACCTGCTCCAATGTTAGGGCGTGGGCGTTTGGGTTATGTGTGTGGATAAGGTCAAACATCTGGTCGGTTTCCTATTCAAGTTAAACGCTACAAATTGCAGCCCAATGCCCCCCGATGTTGCAGGGGGGCCAAGGGCTATAATCTATTCAAACCAATCCACCAAAAAATGGTGGTGCTTTTTAGCGTGATCCAACAATTGTTGGGCTTCACTAGGGGTATATCCAAACTGCGCAGCGGAAGTGCTTAGGGGTTCGCCGTTTTCAATTAGGTTGCGGATTTTTTCGGCGTCATGCGTAGCAATTGGGTCAATTTGCATTCGATTATTCATTGGGTTGGCCCCTTTTGTTCTACAATTTCAGCGCCCCACATAAACGGAATGATCAAATCAGCATCCCGCAATGCGGCCCGTGCATCGGCCAAACTTGCATAGCCTTCCCACGTTTGGACAGTCTGGCGGTTTTGAGTAAAATTGATTTTAAAAGTCATTTGGTCGGTTCCTTTTTTTGGTTTGGGGTTCAGTAATCAAAGCCAACAAAAACGGTCTTGTTCGCCTTGATAAAAATTTCAGCGCCGGTTTCGTAATTGGTGCAGGAATATTCTTTGCCGATCCGGTTGTAGTGATTAATGATGAAAACCCCCTTTGCATCCGGCTTGCGCTTAAAAAATGTTTCGCCGGTTGCTTTCAATTTGTTCAATTTGATTGTGTTGGTCATTTGGTCGGTTTCCTTTGGGTTAGGGGGCAAAGCTATCGCCCTGCCCCGTTTTAACCTTAGTTGGGTGGCGTAGTAAAGTTCTTTCTTGCGACAGTTAACTAAGCCAACCCAAAAAGATCCACCACCACACAAACAAAAAGCCAATTATTTGATATATCAGGGGCATTCTATTCTGCAGCCAGTGCATAAGAGCGGCCAGCGTTTGCAAGGTTGTATGGATTGCAATGCGATGTTGCGGGGCATTCGATCAGATCGGGATTGTTTACAATGAAAGGGCTTGTGCTGGCCTGAATGGATTTTCCGCCTTTAAGCTTTAAGCCGATCACAACGGGGCCAGCGGTCAGGTTGATAAGATCTGACTTATCGCCATCGATCACTTTGCGGCCTAGATATTCAGCGGGAAAGCCACCACGAAACACCACAGTGATCGGTGCGTCTGTTTTCATCGCCGCTTTAACTTGGTTTTGATATGCCGGTGCGGCGCTATAGGAAAACATCAGCGGATAGTTTTCAGGGGTCCGGCCAAGCCGTGCAGCCAGCTTAGTGTAGTCGTATAGTAGGGCATCGGGAAACATTTGCGGGATGCCGTGTTTTTCCCAAGCAATGTCGGAAATGGTATTCAGCCGGAACGCCGCCTTTTTTCCCTGCCGTTCGCATTTGCGGATGAATGCCGCCATCTCTGTTTTGAGCAATTCCAAAAATCCCGCCTGATCACTGGCCCATAAATCAGATTTAGACTGTCGGGATGTTGCGACGGAATGCATCTGGCCACGTCCGGCGGAAACTAAACAAGGGGCAGCGCATTGGGCCAGATCCCGTGCGGGGCAGATCTTTGCGTTGGGCATCATGGAAAGCGATGCAATCAAGTATTCCGTGCCGGTTTGCGTTTTCAAGATTTTGGTGTTGCTGGCTGTTGTGTTCAAAAGTTTCATTTGGTCGGTTTCCTTTGGTTAGGTTGGACCGGCATTTTTGGGGCTGATAAATTCCCCGCCGGTTGCCCTATACTTGCAAAGCCGCTTACGTCTGTAAATAGTTAATACCTTTCCTAAACCATTTTAATGATTTAGTTATCTTTGTACTTTGTGCGCCAGGGGCGTGCGTATAGGCGGAATACGGTATCACTTAACTATGTGTAAATATGTCTTGACGCCCCAGTGAAATTCATAAAATGTCATAAAGACACTAATAGGTTGAACCCCACAAGGAGTCTTCGTGCTAATTACATTTGAAATTGCTAAGGAAATCGGAGAGGCCCTATTAGATGCCTCTGAAGAAACTAAAACAAAAGGTGTAGGACATAGCGTCATACTTTTAAATGACTTAGGTATTGCTGTGAGTGTAGAGACAGACGAATTGTTGTATCATGACAGCTACACCGTAGTTGCATCAGTAGTTATATGATACAATACGACTACATTGCTTGACGCCCCAGTGAAACAATACCGAATAAAGCTCCTGTTGGGGCTTTTTTCGTGCCTAATGCCCAACTAACAACAAAAAAACCCCCACCAAATGAATGGCAGGGGCTAGTTGGGAGGAGGAGCATGGGCAGGAGATACCCACTGATTAATAGTACGAACTTCAGTTAATTATTGCAACAGTTAATAATATTATTGACATCTACTAAGCCACCCAACTAGTTATGAGCCTTAGAAGCTCATCTAGGAGGATGGAAAATGCAACAGAAGTATGTAGAAAGACGGGTCCGTGCTAACAGCACTGTTTGGGCAGTAAATCCGCCCAAAAACGTGCGTGAAGCTTTGGAAATCGGCTATGAACAGTATACCGACAGAGAGATAGCAGCCCAGAGGTCCAGGGATATTGTTGAGGCCTACCAGTCATACAAGATAGGTTCTAAGAAGCAAGATTACCTCAAAAACAACAGTGTTGGTGGTTTACTTACGTCATATAAGAAGACCAACAGTTGGACGAGACTGAAGCCAAACAGCAAACGCACTTACAATCAGATTTTTGATAATGCTATGCACCTTCGGCTGGGCCAAAGCCCGATGTTCCTGAAGGATATGCTGGCAGCTAACGTGGACGTGTCTCATGCTGAAGCTATCTTTCAGCAGGTAAACAAAGACATCAGCCAGCACCGTGCAAACAACGTGTGCAAGGTACTTCGCCGCATCTGGTTTGTAGGTATGCGGCTGGGGATAGTTAAGAGCAACCCCTTCACGAAGATGGGCTTACGGACCCTGCCAAGCAGAGTGGTCATGTGGGAACCAGAACAGGTAACCCAATTTATCAAGACTGCTGACAGCATGGGGATATGGTCAATGGGTACATTGGCGTTGCTTTGCTACGACCTGTGCCAGCGGCCAGGTGACATGCGTCAATTGCGGTGGTCCGACTATCAGAATGGTCAGTTTTCATTCACGCAAGAGAAGACACAGACCGTTGTGGACATCCCTGCATCACCCCGACTTCTCGAACGGCTTGCTAATCCACCCCGCATTGCAGTGAAAGGCACCATGCCTTTTAAACGCTACAACGACCCCACTATCATTATCTATGAACCGACAGGTCAACCCCTCACTCGTTTCTACAACAGAGTGACCGCACGTATCCGTAATGCCGCTGGTTTGCCCTTCGAGTTGCAGATGAGGGATCTTAGGCGCACCGGAGCCACTGAGATGGCCGAGGCTGGCTGCACTGAAGATGAGTTGCGGTCAGTTACTGGCCACCAAAGCCGTGATGTCCTGTCTATCTACGTCCGGCCTACCAAACGCCTGGCTCAAGCCGGTATAAACAAGAGGTTTCAAAATGTTTAACTACACAACCGACATACTGGTTGAGAATGGGGCAATCACGCTGTCTTTCCTTGATCAATACGAAGAAGAAGTATGCCCGTGCATCCGTGACGACTTCTTTGGTGACATCCAAGAAGATGACGAGGACATCACATGAGCTATACAATCATCGGGCAAGCAGGCTGCACATACTGTGACAAGGCGACAGGTATGTTGGACGCCTTGGACCTGCCTTACTTGTATTTCAACATCAGCGACAGCCCCTGGCTAAAAACCCTCATAGTAAAGGCTGGGCATAGCACAGTACCCATTATCTTTGACGCACAGGGCAAAGACCTCGGCGGCTACTCAGACTTACTACTACTTTTAAAAGGCACTACAGATGCAAGTTAAATTAATGGCATATACCCAACCCGCAGAAGCTATGGATGTAGACATCAGCGGTGTGCAGGAACTTATCGCCTACTGTGCCAAGGTCAGTAACCCACAGGGTCAGATGAACCTGGAGAGCAGTGATCGTTTGTTGGTCTACCTGATTAAGCATAAGCACTGGTCACCGTTTGAGATGGCTTCCGCCACGCTTGAGGTGCGAACCACCCGTGATATAGGCCGACAGCTACTACGCCACCGTTCACTGTCCTATCAAGAGTTCAGCCAACGCTACAGCAATGTAGAGGATATGGAAAATGCGTTCGTGATCCGGGAGGCTAGGTTGCAGGACACAAATAACCGACAGAACAGTATTGATACTGATGACCCCAAGTTGTCTGCGGAGTGGCGTATGCGACAGCAGGATGTCATCGACACAGCATCAAGGCATTACAGGTGGGCCATTGATAACGGTATTGCCAAGGAACAGGCACGGGTAGTCCTTCCAGAAGGCAACACGGCGTCTACTTTGTATGTCAATGGAACCATTCGTTCTTGGATTCACTACGTCGAACTACGCTCTGCTAATGGCACACAAAAGGAGCATATGGAATTGGCTGTGGCTGTAGGCAAAGCAATCGCTGAAATCTTCCCTATGATAGAAGATGCTAAGTGAAATAAAGAAAAACTTCCTGAAAAAGGTAGTAAGTGTCCACTTTTGCCAACTCCACCCAATTTTGGGGTAAGTTGGCAAAAATTAGTCAATGCTATCAGCGTATTGGTTGCGGGAGTAGGATTTGAACCTACGACCTTCAGGGTCGTGATTTATCTATATATATCATTTACTTAGCAGCTATTACAGTTAGTAACCTCATAGCTAAGTGGCATAATAAGTGTTGACGAATGGCATATAGTTAGTATCCTGCGGATGTGCCCGCCAGGGTGCATCTACTAACACCCCACCTAACCCGCTAGTGGAGATGTACATGAACCATTCATACAAAGATCAGTTATCAATGGTTCAGTCCATCAAGCTTAATGATGGTGATAACAAAACCATTGACTGCCCATTCTGCGGTACAGCCAAGAAGTTTACGATTGGTAAGATCGATGGGAAGCTACTGTGGAATTGCTACAGGGCGTCTTGTACGGCAGGAGGTGTGTATTCGGGACCACGGACAGCAGAAGAGATCAGGAACTATCTAGCGGGTAAACGAGCATTAACATTAACCCGCAAAACTACACCACTCCCAACAATGACCACTTCAGTAGACAACCATCCCGCAGCAGTAGATTACCTCAAATCAGTTAATAGCTACGACGCCTTTAATGAGGGATTATTGAAGGTCCGCTACGCTCCCGCAGATGACCGTGTAGTTTTCTACACACAGTGCCTTACGGGTGCTGTAGGACGGTCCCTTGGTAAGTCACTAGCTAAGTGGTGGTCTTTTGGTAATACTGCTGGAGGTATACATGTTGGTATGGGTTCTACAGCAGTGTTAGTAGAGGATGTCGCTTCCGCCTGTTCTGTAAGTAGACTGCCTGAGTATACTGGGGTTGCTATGCTAGGTACAAACATAAGCAAGCCACTCAAGACCTTACTTAATAAATACAGCAAAACTATAATAGTTCTTGACAATGACGCTACTAGTAAGGCAGTCTCGGTATCGCATGCTTTAGGTCGGTCATCTACTACTAGAATTACTAAGACTGACCTGAAGTGGCTGAATAGTGAAGAGATAAGAAAGGTACTGACGTTATGAATAATACAATACAGCCAGTCCGCTTTGATCAACTGCTTCCTTTTGGGTTGTGTGGAAAAATTGATTTTAATACTTCGGTTACTTCGTGGTTGAATCCTCCCCACGGACCGCCCATTGCCGCAGAGGAAGACTGCGCTACCAAAACCCCCCTGCAGGAGGCCCTGCATACCAAAACCCTGAAAGTATATCATGAAAGCAAGAGCGATAGTCATAATCGACTACACCATAGACGGTTCCTTCAAGGAGGCTGCTGAAGAGCAGTCAAAATTAGAATTAGCCATTGCTGAAATTGTTAAAGACAACAAAAGAGTAGTGTTCCATCAAGTGGACATGAAAGAACGTAGAGGAGATGTTCCTCCCGATATTACTAAACTCAAGTTTAGGGCCAGTTAAGCCACTGAATTAAATACATTATCAAAAATAATTAGCCTCTGCTTAATGCGGGGGCTTTTTTTTGTCAAAATTAGTTGCTACCCTAACAGTTCTCTATAAGCCGCACTCTACTAAGTGGCGTTAATAAAGGACTAAAGAATGGACCGAGCATTAATCAAGACTATCCTAAATCATGAGTTTTACGCTGAAAACAAAGTAAAACTACGGAGTTCTATCTTTTCACAGGACGAAGCTGCACTTTACGAAATCGTGGCATTAGCACATGATAAATATGACCACGACTTAACACCTACAGACATCAACACCATCTGGAAGCTAGAGAACCCGCTGGCAACTCGTACAATGCGTGAAGACTTTAGCGGTTTAGTTGATGACCTTGCTAGTCACGACGGCCTGTCAGACAGCGTAGCTAAGACTGCCATTGAAACCCTATGGCAACGAGAAGTAGGGCGTGACGTTGCTAACCTTGGCATTGCTATGGCTGAAGGTAACCTCGACGCCATGCAGTCCCTGCAGTCGTTACTTGAGCGTGTTGCAGAAGGTTACATGCCAGACGACTTTGGTGATCCCACAACTGACGATATCCACCAGCTATTGGCCGAGGCCTCCGATGATGCACGGTGGAAATTTAACATCCAATCCCTGTCGGATCATGTTTATGGCATCGGACCCTCAGAATTTGGTGTTGTGTTTGCTCTACCAGAGACAGGGAAGTCTGCCTTTGTAGTTAGCTTAATTGCTGGACCAGGTGGTTGGTGTGAGCAAGGTGCAAAGGTTTTGTTCTTGGGTAACGAAGAGGCCACACGTCGCACAAAGCTTCGTGCAATGTCTTCATGGGCAGGGATGTCTATTGAAGACATGACAGCCACCCCTGAACTAGCTAACACTCGCTACCTTGCTATCCGAGATCGTCTGATCATGAAGGACAGCCAAGAATGGGATATGTCTAAGCTAGATGCCTACTGCCGTAAGATTAAGCCTGACGTGCTTGTGATCGATCAACTCGACAAAGTAATGTTGGCCGGTAAGCACGACAGCGGACATGAGCGCCTTCGTGAGGTCTACAGACAGGCCCGTGAGTTAGCCAAACGACATGAGTGTGCGCTGATCGGTGTGAGCCAGGCATCAGACGCAGCCCGCAACCGTACTCGCCTAGACTTCAGCATGATGGAAGGCAGTAAGATCGGTAAAGCTGCGGAGGCTGATCTGATCATTGGTATCGGTAAGTCCAGCGGTGAAGAGGATGATGGCCCTGACAACACCCGCTACCTGAACGTCAGCAAGAACAAGATCTCTGGATGGCATGGAATGGTTAACTGCCAGCTTCTACCGGAGGTGTCCCGCTATGTTAAATAACGAACTTGAGATTGAACGGCTTCGCACTGCCATCCGATATGCCGAGGAATTTGCCTACTACGATGACAGCTATAATCAGACAGGCTACAAAACTCTATATAAGCTAGAGACTGCTTTGCTATTTGCAGAACACGGTGGTGAAGGGATCCAAATCCTACACGATGAGGTAATTATCGACGGCAAGTTTATCGCCACCCTCTTCAACAAGAGATGGAGGGTAAAGGGTAAAGGGACATGGTATCGCTACGGCAAACCTATGGATCTCTTGCACAAACTGCGGGGGTCAGCCGATGCTTAACGAAACCGACCTCCAAGAATACTACGAAATGCTGGACCGCAAACTGGCTGAAAGAAAGGCCACCCAGACTCACTACCATACAGATCGACAGATAGCCCTCCTTCAGGAACTAATCCGTGTTCAACAGCAGATGTTAAGGTTTCACCTATGAAGGTTCTGGTCATAGACCTCGAAACCACCGTCCAGAAGATCGAAGATAAAACTGACAACAGCCCATTCAATCCAGCAAATCGTTGTGTCTCAGCACATTTCGGTTGGCTGGGTGCCACTACTGTGGATGCTGTCACCAATCTCGTATTCGGACATAACGAAATGTTACAACCAGACCGCCGTGACAGGCTGGAAGAGGCGTTAGCTGAAGCTGATGTTATGGTTGCTCACAATGCTAAGTTCGATATCAATTGGCTGACCGAGATGGGCTTCACCATACCGCCTGTGGTCCGCTGTACGATGATCGGAGAATACATCCTGGCCAAGGGTCAGCGCCAGCAACTATCCCTGAAGGCTACTGCTGAACGCAGGGATGTTACTCGCAAGAAGTCCGACCTGGTTGATGACCTGTTTAAAAGTGGCACCGGCTTTGAGGCTATGCCGCTTGCGACTGTCATTGAGTATGCTGAAGCTGACGTTATTGCGTGTGGTGAAATCTACCTCGCACAGGAAGTGGACTTTTCACAGGAACACAACCAATCCCTGACTACGATTGTAGACCTGATGAACGAGATGCTGATGTTTCTCGTTGAGATTGAATGCAACGGAACCTACATCGATCTCGACGTTCTTGCTGTGGTGGAAGCGGAGTTTGTTGCTGAGAAGGCAGAGCTAGAGACGGCACTGCGGGAGATCATCGATGATGTGATGGGCGACACACCAATCAACCTGAACAGCGGTGCTGACATGACAAAGGTTGTCTACAGCCGGTCAGTAAACAATCGTCATCTACATCAGCAAGTATGGAACATTGGCCTTAACGCTGATGGCCGTCCTTTATATCCTCCACGGATGTCTGCTGCAGAGTTTGCTAAAGCTGTAAGGTCCACCACAACAGTCCTGCAGCGTACAATGGCTGTCTCCTGTCCTGATTGTGAAGGTCACGGCAGCATCCAGAAGTTTAAGTCCATCACCCGCATAAAGCTGGGTAAGAAGTACAAGGTTGTTGGTGATCCTTATGTTAATCGGAGCAAGTGTAAGGTCTGCACGGGTGTTGGTGCGTTGTATCAGCCCACGGGTGTTGCTGCAGGGCTAAAGCTAAACCCCGCCGGTCCATCTGATGCATCTATCAACGGATTTAAGACCGACAAGGTAACAATGGGAAAACTAATGTCCCAAGCCAAAGCCAAGGGAAATCTACAAGCGCAGATCTTCCTGACTAAGAGTAGTCGCCTAAACGCAGTTAGCACGTATCTTGATAGCTTTGTTAAGGGTGTGCAGATGTGGACACGTCAGGATGGCTTGCTGCACTCCAACTTTAACCAGTGCGTGACAGCAACAGGACGCCTATCCTCATCCAACCCTAACCTGCAGAACCAACCCAAGCGTGGTTTCCCTGTTCGTAAGTCCATCGTCAGCAGGTTCAAAGATGGGTTTATCATGGAGGCCGATTACAGCGGTCTGGAGTTTCGTGTTGCAGGAGAATTGTCACAAGATCCACAGATCATCTTGGACGTTAAGAATGGTAAGGATGTCCACAAGCAGACTGCTTCCATCATTAATCAACGGCTTCCAGAAACTATTAGCAAAGATGAACGCCAGGGGGCCAAAGCATACACGTTTGCCCCTCTTTACGGTGGCACTGGTGCAGGTGAACCTCCGCACATAACTAAATACTTCTCTGAGTTCTTTGAGATTTATTCTGGACTGAAAGATTACCAGAAAGAATTAATGGAGGGGGTCATCTCCACAGGCATTGTTAAGACGCCATCTGGCCGACAATACTACTGGCCGAATGCCCGACGTACAAGAAATGGTAAGGTCTCTCACGCCACACAGGTGGTCAACTATCCTGTGCAGGGCTTTGCCACCGGCGACATAGTTCCACTGGCCTGTATCCGTGCGCAGAGGCTCATGAAACCCCTTAAACTAAGGTCTAAACTGATCCTGACTGTGCATGACAGCATCGTTGTAGACTGCGCCCCTGACGAAGTTGAGCAGGTCAAATCGGTACTCAAAGAGGCGATGGCCGACATTGGTGACGAGCTAGTCACACGTTGGGATTACACTCCCGTACTGCCATTAGATATTGAAATCAGTATTGGTAAAAATTGGCTAGAACAAAGCGAGATTTGTATTGACTAACGCCACTTAACAATGCCATATTGTAATTCCATAAACAGAGGATCTACTATGAACGATCTCACTACCATTGATGCAGAACATCTTGCAAAACTAGACGCCCTTTTGGGTGCGGTCCCAGAATCAGGCGGCTCTGGAATTCGCATGAACGAGCTTAAAATTAACAGCCAAAGCGAGGACGACAATGATAAGCCCCTTCCACGGGGAAGCTTCTATATCAAAGGCACCGAACAAACGGTGTATGCAGAGAAAGTACATTTCCGTCCGTTGTCTCACCACTACCAGTGGCAACACTTCTCTGAAGAGACCAAGAAGATGGTCAGCAAGACACGTCTGATCTCCAGCTTTCGTGAAGAAGCCCGTGATACTAAGGGTACTCTGAAATGTGGTAAGCCGCCATACAAAGAGATTCAGGACATGCCTGAAGAACAGCGTGAGAAGTACAAGGAAATTACTATCTTCCGCCAGGTACGTGGTCTTGTGAGTTATGTAGGTAAAACACAAGACGGTACTGACTTTGAGATCTCTAATGAGCCAGTGATCCTTATGCTCAAGGGGTCTAATTACATGTCGTTTGAAGACGACTATCTGAAAAAGGTTAAGAAGTCTGACAAGCTGTATGATTTTGGCATTGATCTGACTTCATCTCGCCAAAAGAACGGCTCAGTGACGTGGTACACGTTTAACTACGCACCTAATTGGTCTGACAAGTTGCCCATCACAAAACCTGTTTACGACACCATGACGCATATCACTGAGATGATTGCCTCTGAAAACAAGTATGTCGATGAGCAGTACACCAAAGCTATACGGAATGAGGGTGACTATTCTGAGGCCTACGAAGCACTGTCTACTAGCATGGATGCTGACTTCGAAAATGATGAAATCCCGTTTTGAGTTTGCAGGACAGAATCCATAAAGTGATGGATAAATTGTCCAACGGCGAAGGCGATGACCTGACTATTGACGATGCATGGATTGAGGAAAGCGGAGAGGCGTTTAAGGACGCCCTCCGTCGTCAGTTTACTAAGCGGGATGATACCTTCCGTATGCGGATGTCTAACGTCGGTAAGCCTTTATGCCAGTTGCAAATGGGTAAGGCGGGTGCAGCTAAATCCCGCAAGGATTATAACTTTATTGGGCGTATGCTTTTAGGCGATGCAACAGAATGCATTACGGACGTCATCCTGCAGATTGCGGAGGCTAACATCACAGGCGGTAAGTCTAAGGTCACTCTCGAATTAGGTGATCACAAGATTAATGGTGAGAACGATGTTGAGATCGATAATAAGGTCTACGACATCAAATCATCAGCACCGTTTGCTTTCGACACCAAGTGGCGCAAGGGTTACGAAGCTCTCCGTGCAAAGGATGACTTCGGCTATGTAGCCCAGCTTAATGGTTACGCTGAGGCCGGTAAGATTGGTACAGGTGGCTGGATCGTCACAAACAAGAGTACCGGCGAGATCTTGGTGATTGAGGCTGAAGACACTGCAGAAGAACGTGCAACTGTCTTAGCTGATATTAAGATGAAGGCAGATGCACTGAAGCAGAACTGGGCATTTCGTAGATGCTTTGAACCCCAGGATGATTTCTTTAACAAGAAGTTTACTGACTCAAAGAAGCTACCAATGTCCTGCGTCTTTTGTGACTTCCGTGGTGCATGCTGGCCTAAAGCAAAGCTGATGAACAAGTCAGGATCTAAGGCTAAGGAGCCGCCAAAGCATTGGTACACCAGGTATGAGGGTGTTGCTCTCTGATGGCTATATCCACTTCGTCTGCAAAGGCTAAGGGTCGGCGGCATCAGCAGTGGGTAAGGGATCAAATATTAGCCAGGTTTCCGTCGTTGGAACTGGATGATGTTAGGTCAACTTCGATGGGCGCAGGTGGGGAAGACGTACAACTCTCACCTGCTGCTCGGAAGCTGTTTCCATACTCCGTAGAATGCAAAGCCCTCAAAGGCATCGCTGTCTACAAATTCATGGAACAGGCCCAGGCCAACTGCCCCAAAGGCGTCCAGCCACTAGCCATAATCAAAGCCGACCGCCAGAAGCCGCTGGCTGTCGTTGATGCTGAATATTTCTTCGATTTACTGAAGAGGAAACCTTAATGCACCCTGATGACCTAGCACCCAACAGTATGGCAATAGTTATGTCTGCTACTGACAATGAGAGCATGTACGTCGTTACCCTGAATAACTTCTCCGACGCAATGGATGAGGACTTACGTGAGTACCTCATGGATATCCTAACGGGTATTCGGCTCTACATATCCAACGGCGCACCTATGCTGGCTGGCGTAGGGCGCATGCGCAACGACCTAGCCGATCTAGACGATATATTGGCAACGGAACCTGACTTGATGCAGGAGATAGCAGCAAAGTCCATTGCCCTTAAAAAGAAGGGAATGCACTGATGTCCCCTATTCTTGATCGCATAAAAGTGGCCTCTGACGGATTATCCACTTCGTACTATTGCATCCCCCCCCATGCGAATGAACTGCGGCATCTCATTTCCCACAAGGGCATGAGCAAGAGCCGTGGTGACATCTTCAAGGCCTGCTACCGGCTGGGTGAAAAGGAAGGCACTGACACCGCCTATGACCTGAACAAGATGAAATTCTTCATTCAGGATCTGATCGAAATGAACGAGCGTGGAGAGATGCTATGAACTGCTGGCACTGCTCTACAGAGCTAATCTGGGGGGGCGATGACGATAGTGATTCATCTGATGAATACTCAATGGTGACCAACCTGTCTTGTCCTGAATGTCGCTCCTTTGTTGAGGTTTATTATCCTATTGAATCTCATAAAAAGCCTCATTTGATCGAAATGAACGAACGTGGAGAACTTCTATGATGATGCAAGACTACCAAACCCAAGCGGGTAAAACCGCTATCTACTCTGATGCTGATACCATCGTGTACCCCCTCTTAGGCCTCTGCTCAGAGATAGGCGAACTCCAAGGTAAATATAAAAAACTGCTGCGAGACAGCAACGGCCTTATCACCCCCGCATTTCGTGAAGCAATGGCCGCAGAGTTGGGTGACGTGCAGTGGTACGTGGCGCTTCTAGCAACAGATCTTGGGTTCGGGTTGGAAACAGTCGCCCAGATGAATCTGGATAAATTGAACAGCCGAATGGCCCGTGGAGTGATCCAAGGTTCTGGCGACAATAGATAACGGAGACCTATTATGAATAACTATTTACCAACAGACTATCAGGCATTCATCCATACCAGCCGCTATGCACGGTGGTTAGACGACGAAGGTCGCCGTGAAACTTGGGGCGAAACTGTAGGCCGCTACGTTTCTAATATTGTAGCTCCTGTGATTGAAGACACCGCAGTACAGAACGAGATTGCAGAGGCTATCACAGGCCTAGAAGTAATGCCTTCAATGCGCTCTATGATGACCGCAGGTACAGCAGCAAACCGTGATAACACTTGTATGTACAACTGTTCTTACTTGGCGATTGATGATCCCAAAGCTTTTGATGAAGCTATGTTTATTCTGCTGTGCGGAACAGGCGTAGGCTTCTCATGTGAGCGTCAGTACATTAAGAACCTACCAGAGGTTCCAGAGACCCTTTATCCTAGCGAAACTACTATCGTGGTTAAGGATTCCAAGGAAGGTTGGGCAAAGGCCTATCGTCTTCTGATCAGCATGCTGTATGCAGGCGAAATCCCTAAGTGGGATGTAAGCAATGTACGCCCCGCAGGGGCACGTCTGAAGACATTCGGTGGTCGTGCATCTGGCCCAGCGCCTTTGGTTGATCTGTTCAACTTTACTATTGATATCTTCAAGAAGGCCGTGGGAAATAAACTGTCTTCCTATGAATGCCACAGCATCATGTGCAAAATTGGTGAAGTAGTGGTTGTGGGTGGTGTGCGCCGTTCTGCAATGATCAGCCTGTCTAATCTGTCAGATGATCGTATGCGCCATGCAAAGTCAGGAAAATGGTTTGAGACTGCCCCGCACATGGGTCTAGCAAACAACTCTGTGGCTTATACCGAGAAGCCTGATGCTATGTCATTCTTGCGTGAATGGACTGCACTAGCAGAGAGCGGTTCTGGTGAGCGGGGTATCTTCAATCGTGAGGCTGCTACTAAGCAAGCCGCTAAAAATGGACGCCGTGATGCTTCCTACGAATGGGGTACAAATCCTTGCAGCGAGATCATTTTGCGTGGCCCTAAGACCGACAAGAGCGGTAATCCTATTGCAGGAACTGGTGGTCAATTCTGTAACCTTTCGGAGGTCGTCATACGTGCTACTGACACTGTAGAATCTCTTAAACGAAAAGTCAGAGTGGCAACCATTTTGGGGACGGTCCAGTCCACCTACACAAAGTTCCCGTACTTGCGAAAGGTGTGGGCTAAAAACACTTCAGAAGAGCGATTGTTGGGAGTGTCGCTGACAGGTATTATGGATAACACCCTGACCAACGGTAAAGAGGGTGACCTAGCTACTCTTCTAGAAGATTTGCAGAAGGTTGCTGTCGATACCAACGAGGAATGGGCGGACAAACTAGGCATCGAAGTGTCTGCTGCTATCACTTGCGTCAAACCATCTGGAACGGTTTCACAGCTTACTGACAGCAGTTCTGGAATACATGCACGTCATAGCCCGTATTATATCCGTACAGTTCGTGGAGACAACAAAGACCCACTAACGCAGTTCATGAAAGACCAAGGCGTACCTAGTGAGCCAGAGGTCTACAAGCCTGACCAAACGACTGTGTTCAGCTTTCCGATGAAGGCCCCAAAGGGCGCAGTTGTTACTGCGGATATGTCAGCTATTGACCAGTTGAACATGTGGCTGATGTACCAGCGCCATTGGTGTGAACATAAGCCGTCGGTTACGGTAAACATCAAGTCTTCGGAATGGCTGGATGTAGGTGCATTTGTCTACGAGAATTTCGATGAAATGTCGGGTGTATCGTTCCTACCCTTTGATGACCACACCTACCAGCAAGCTCCTTATCAGCACTGCGGGCGTTCCGAGTACGAGAAAATGCTTTCGTTTATGCCAAAGTCTATCGATTGGACAAAGCTCTCTGCATACGAGACCGAAGACAACACGTCTGGAAGCCAGACAATGGCCTGCTCAGGTGACTCATGCGAAATCGTAGACCTGACGGCATAAGCAGCCTTCTAGAACTGCAGGATGCAGAGTGTGCGACTGGGGCCTGTCCCGTTCGTTAACATCAATGAGGCTGTCTGAAAGGGCAGTCTCACCCCCATTCAAAAAGCACAGCCTAAATAGGAGCCGACAATGCCTGACATTAACGACATTTGGGACGACGACGAAGATGCGAAAATGGCCCGCACTGCAATGGACCCCGCCCGTCGCAGAATTCTTGATGGTAGAGAACGCAATCTCGCAAAGCGGGATAGCGAAGATTATAAATTTGAACAAGAGTTTTTCAATCAAGGCTGATGCCTTACATAGTAGGAGCCGACATGAGAAAACTTATATTTTTAGGATGTGCAGCTTTAGCAGCGGCGCTTTTTGCGGGGTTTTGGTGGTTGTTTTACTGGCTATGGAACACCATTGCCGCTGACATACTTGGCGCTCCAGAATTGACGTTCTGGCAGTCTGTTGGATTGCTATTTTTGGTTGGATTTTTGGTTGGACTTTTGACTGGCGGTCTCCGAGCCGTGAGAGACTGAGTTCATGACAACCAATTCTAAGGAGCCTGAAATGTACGATGAGACATACGAGCATGGCTACGACGATTTCTTCAAGGGTGACCTTAAATGCCCTTACCGAGACCACCGCCATCGTGAGTGGCAGCGGGGCTTTGATGCAGGATACAACGACAACTTGAGAGGCCGATATGTACAAACTATTCGATCCCAAACTCCACGAACAAACCGACGTTCCAGCGAGGGAGGCAGCAAAGGCCTTCTGGCAGGAGCAGGGCTACAAGTGTGAAGACAATGCCGATGAATATGGTGTGGACCTGGTTGTAAGCAAAGACGGTAAGCGGTTCTATTGCGAGGTCGAAGTTAAGCTGGTGTGGCATGGCTTGGACTTCAAGTGGGATACCGTTCACATCCCTGTCCGCAAGGCCAAGTTCCTCAACAAGCCCACGATGTTCATGTTGTTTAACCACAGCCTAACCCGTGCAGCTATCATCAACAGGAAGCAGGTTATGGCGTCACCAGTTAGCAAGGTGGCAAACAACCAAATCGCATTCGGTGAGAAGTTCTTCGATGTACCTGTGTCTGAAGCCGTCTTTGTTCCAACTGTCTGCTAGGTCCAGCTTATGACCCTCCAGTCATAAACAGCCAATATGATCTAAAACTCATAAGGTCATATTGGCTGCACTTAAACGGTGCAGTCTTTTTAGTTAAGTGGTATAATAGAGGTAGGCAACACGCCACCTACTAAACCCTTAACAGTCTGGTATTTCATGAGCAAGAATGCAAAACGATACACCCGCCGCACGAAGCGTGAAGACGATACATTATCACCTACACCTAAAGTTAAGAAGTCCATAGAACTGGTTCCCAAAACGTACAACCAGAAGATCTACGCAAATGCACTTAACACGGACGACCTTATCTTTGTGACAGGCTGTGCAGGGACGGGTAAGACTTACATGGCTGCAACCCAGGCTGCTAAGATGTACTACAATGGTCAGATTGAGAAGATCATCCTGTCACGTCCTAACGTAGCTGCTGACGGCAAAGGTATTGGCTTTTTCAAAGGCACATTGCAGGAAAAGATGGCCCCGTGGGCTGCACCCCTAGTTGATGTGCTGAAGAAGCATTTGGGGCCTGTTAAGGTAGACATGATGATCAAGGATGAGGATATCATCATTGAGCCATTCTCTACCATGCGAGGTAAGTCATTTGAGAACTCATTCGTGATCTTAGATGAAGCCCAGAACACTACTTACATAGAGCTAAAGATGTTCCTGACCCGCATCGGTGAAAACACTAAAACTGTAGTAAACGGTGACATAGCCCAGACGGACCTGGCCGAACACTCAGGGCTTAATCGCATCATCAGGATCACCAAAGCCCAGATGCTGCCTTTCCCTGTGGTTGAAATGACTGTGGACGACATTGTGCGGTCAGACATTTGTGCAACCTGGATCAAGGCATTTATGGAGGCTGAAGGATAATGTTAGCAATAGTAGTATACCTGTGGACCTGTATCTTGTTAACAATGGTAATGGAGCCAGCAGAAGGTAGTGGCAGCATTAGATGGGCAATAACTCTTGCATTGTGGCCGCTATTAACCGCCGTGTTAATCATGGCAGAGTTCTTTGATCCACCTTCCTCTGAAGAATAACAAAAAGCCCCGCAGTGCTTGACTACGAGGCTTACAGATACTATTTAATTCATAGAAGCTCTTGGTCGGGCTTCCTTTTAAGTTAGGTCTCTACGGGTGATTCCGTAGGGGCCTTTCTTTTGTCTACTGTCCGCCACCGCCGAAGAGGTTACCCATCTGCTCTGGTATCGATGTTACAGCATCTTTTACTTTACCATACGTGGCCTCCGCAAAAGCAGCCGTATCAACTGCAGCTTCTATTACAGTGTATACTTCCCCTGTCTGAACATCCTTTCGAGAGAGAAGACCTGCTTTGACCATTAAATCAATTGTCATGTTGATAGTTTCTGGGCTGACCCTGACCTTACCTATACCTACGGTGTTTCTACTAGGCTCTAGGCTTTTCAGAACTTCCAATGCCATTGGGGCATCCGCCACAATCATATCCATTGCGTTTGCATAAGAATTTGTGATGTCCATCTTGTCTGCAGCTAAGTTAGATAGCGCACGGATCTTCGTACCTGTCTTGTTAAGTGGGCCAACGGTCAGAAAGATTAGCCGGTTAACTGCACCTTGGTAGGCCTGCAATTCAGGAGTACCAGAACCGCCCTGTATCGTCTTAGAGTTAAGGGCTGCACCCTGGTCACCCCCTAGCGTCAGTATACGGTCCAGGACTTCTGCAAGATCAGGATCATCCTTCAATAAGGCCCGACCTGATGCAGCTATATTGGGGTTATTCTCTAGGATCTTCCTGATTTTGGAGGGATTAAACATCCTATCACCAGTGGTTGTCTCCTGTGAGGTAAACATTAGCTGGCGGAGTTCTTCCAGATACTGCTTCTTTAGTCCCCCAACAATAATAGGGTTGTTGTTAGATTTCTCCAGCAGTTCTGTTATGTCATCAGCACCTTTGGGACTATTAATAAGCCCCCGCAACGACCCTTCAGGGTTCACCGTAGCAGCATCACCCGTAGAATTAGTGAAGCGACGTACCATCTTGGAGAGTGCGTCCTCCTGCATCGCAGTCTGCTGCTCAAGCAACGTGGCAAGAAATTCATCGTTTCCTGCCGAAGAGTTCTGTGCATTCTGAAGCTTTGCAATAAATCCATCCAACTCTGCAGCAAGTATAGGCATGTTGCCCCGAAGCCTGTCGCTATAACCCCGTACATTTTGTGATATCACCGATACGTCAATGTTCTGAAGGCCATCCAGTTGGATTTTCTCATAAGTATCTTGAAGGATCTTGCTGACAATGTACTCTTCCATTGCCTCCGAAGTAGCATCTCCCACAGTATCATCGATGTCTAGTAATGACTTCAACTGCGCTACATCCCTGCGAGTACCGTTGTCTAGGACTGCTTCAACCTGTGCTTCAGATTGATTGCCTCGGTTAATAGCCTCGTTTCGTGTGGATTTGAAGGTAGCAGAACTGTCCGCTCCAGGGCCGTCTCTAAGAAGGGGGGCGAAGGTTTTCGTATAGTAGTCTGAAGCTTCCCTAGCGGCGGCTGCAGCCTCTGGGCTTCCGTTTTCAGCTACATAATCAACCTGCCCATCGATGTTCTTAATAATACCACGAATACGGATGCCTACGCCGCCCTCACCTTTGCTAAAGGCGTCTTCAGCCATCTGAGAAAGTTTAGGCCGCACGTCCGCATACAGGACTTTGAAATCCACACCGCCATCAAGTAGCTCTTCAGCTAACTCTTCTGGAGTGAGGTCAAATGTTCTCACACTAACAGCGCCTAGTGCATCAACAGTTTCTTCTGTGCGTTCTGTTTTATATGCGGATCGAATAGTAGCAATCAGGCGGCGATTAAGAACGTCCATGCCCTCTACGCTAAAGGCATTTGAGTCTTTAGTTGCAGCAGCCACAGCCTCGCCAAAGCCAATTATATCAAACTCAGCACCCTCAGGGATAGCATCATACAAGTCGTTCTTAGTTGCATTCATGCTTTCAACTTTAGCCATAACGGTCTGGGCTATTTCCGCCCTACGCTGTGCTGGAAGGGCAGAGACCTCGGAAGGACTGACTTTAGCAATGTCAGAAATAAGTGTCCCGTACTGTGTGTCTGCCAGCACCCTCTGTACCGCTCCCTCATCGCCTGCAGCTATGGCCACTTGTGTGTCTTCAATCATGCGGGACTGGGCATCTAAACGGGCTGTATTTGTCCCGATAATCTCATCGGCTACATTATCAGAAGTGATCCCCTCAGGTAATGCGGCGTCTCTCTTTCCCGTTAGTACAGTATCTATCTGTTGTGGAACTTGCCCTGTTGCTTCTGTAAGCGCATTGTTTTCAAGGCCTTTTCCTGCCCGAATACCTGCACTCATCTTTCTAGAAGTAGCCACTGTTCCTGGAGCTAGTTTATCTCCTACCTCCAAGGCAGAAAATAGATCCATTTTAATGGGGGATATGCTACCGGCGTCGTCTAAGATTATCGTTTGGTTTTCGTTAAGGATACCAATAATTCTTTTACGGGCGTCCTCAAAGGAAGACTTAGTAGCATTCGCTTCCACCTTCGATAGCTCTCGTATAATGTTTTGAATAGCCCGCTCTCGTTGGGAGATTGGGCTTTCTGCTAACCTGCCTATCGTCCCGCTTATTCCTACTTCACCTACAAACTTAGCGGTATTGGCTACAGCTTTAACACCAGTACCAAAGAGACCTGCAGCGACCACACTGTCCACCATAATGTTAAGTTTAGCCGCTATAACTTGGTCGGCTTGGTCGTCGTTAGGGTTGACTTCGAAAGCCCTGAGAAATGCCGGTGTATCTGAGTCCGTGCCTGCTACGATACCGGCTTCGCCGCCAATGCCTGCACGAATTGATGCAGGATTTATCTTGGATGTAGGAGTGGCTATTTTAGATAAGGCCTTCGACACAGCGTCCACTGCGGGCTGACCCACCTTACGCCATGTTTCTGATCCAGAAAGGGGCTTCATAAATGCACCCACAGTCTTTTCAGCCCCAGCAATAACCGCACGACCAGTAAAGAAGGAAGTAACCAGACCCGCAGTTTCACCTACGACAGCATCTACCGCAGAGCTTCCTGAAGAGCTTCTGGGTATTGTTTGGGCGTACTCAGTTAGGTTGGTATCTAAGCCAACTAAGTCTGCGCCTGTGTCAATTAGTGCTGCAGCAGTTTCTATCGTGTTAGTAGAGGCATCCACCACACCGTCTACTAACAGACCACCTCTGTTGGTGCCTGCTGGCATATCAGCAATAAGGTCAGGATCAATTGCCTCGGCTGCGTTTGATAGTAAACCATCCGAATATGGGATAGGATTACCGGCTATTGTTGGTTTCATTATTTTGTAAGACTTCCCTGACACTGGGTCATCAAACACAAGTCCCCAAGTACTTTCTCTAGTGTTCTCATGAACTGCATAGGAATTGTAGATAGCCCATGCGGAATAGTCCTGTCCTTTAGGCGTACCTTCTGTTGTGTCGTCTGAATTACCCACAAGATAGCCCGTGTACATATCAGAGTTAGGTGGGGAAATATTTAGTTTACTTCCATCTCCCTTTGGGGGAACTAAAGAAGGCCGCTCACCTTCAATGGTGTCGATCTCTTGTTGAGTGAAGCCTGCGGCCAGACGATCTTCGTTGACCTCATCCTTAGCAGCAGTGTCACTAAAGATCATACTGTCGTAGTCGTTGCGGCGTTCTTCTGAGATCTCAGGGGTATCTGGTTCGACAGGGACCATAAACGGATTATCTTTGTCAGAGGGGGCTATAGTAGGTTTACTGACGAGAAAGGGGTTTCCATTTTCCATTAGTTTTCCTCCGCTGTGCTAGATAACAGCCGGTCGTAAGCTTCCTGTCCGTATGTCTCTATGTAGTATCTCTGTATCTCTGGGCTATCAGGATTTGCTCTCATAAGTGCGTTTGCTTCCGCAATAGGCATGGTTGCAACATTTCCTGCATCTTCAGGTGCTGCTCCACTGCCACCGGAGAAGAAGGCATAAGCATCAGTTAACTGCAGGTTGTTACGGTCTGCGACAATCTCACCAAAGGTTCGTGGTGCGGTGATTGGGGAGAAACCATAGTCCCTTTTGAATCCGGTAATAGCAGGGAGGTTAACTAGGGCATCAGCTTTACCACCGTACCCAGCGGTCTGAAGGTTCATGTATGTTGTAATACCTTTAATGAACGTACCGCCCTGTTTACTTGCTTTAACTGTCTTGAGCAGGTTTGCGAAGTCTTTGTTAGACAGTGCGTTACCCGTCTGACCCGCCATTGCACCGGCGTTGAATGCCAAGGCCAGGACGGTGGATTCAAACAAGTTGGTTTTAGCAGCAAGTTTGCCTACAACTCCATTTGCTACGCCGCTTAGGAAGGACGTATCCATGTTGTTTGTTTCAAGAGCCGCTCTAATATCGGCCTCTGTCGTAACACCATCTGGATTATCTTCCATCAGGCCTTCAACAACAGAAAGTATTGACTTTGTGCCTTCAGCAGCGTTGGTCAACCATACGGCCACGCTACCACCAGCATTTAGTAACCGTTCATCTTCGTCCACTAAGTATACAAGTGTCCTAGCCTGGATCAACGACTGAGATAGAGCAACGCCGTAAGCACCTACTTTTGCTGCCTCTGTTTGTACTTGTGTAGGTATTTTTTCTAGGGCTTTAGTTTGTAGGCCGCTAAGGTTCGTAGCGTTGATAGGCTTACCCGTAGCATCTTTATACGTGCCATCCATTGATCTGATTGCAACCCCCCGACTTTTGCCACCATCTTCATCTGTAATAATGACATCCGTAGCGACACCCCCAACACCACCTGCTTTAATGTAACTCAGTCGGGCATCTTCAATTTCGTACTCACGTAGAAGATTGGTTAGATAACCTACTATTTCTTCACCGCCACCGTTTTGAATTGCAATATTAAGCTGCTGTCGTGTTGAGTCAGTGCTTTTAGCTGCTGCCATTACTGCAGCATTATCGGCGTTTGCCTCTAGGGCTTCACGAATAGTTACCTCGGAATCCAGGTGGGTAAAGCTAGTTTCAGGCGCACCCTCTGCAATGGCTGCGTCCTTAATTTCCCTGAGTTCTGCTGGGGTTTTACCAAGAAGCGCACTTGGTTTAATCAGTTCAACCCATTCAGGCGCATCTTCACGGGCCGCTAACGCTGCAAGTGCCTGTGCCTGAACGACAGGATTATTGGTTATAGCAGCAAGTGCCTGAAGTTGGTTATCCGGTAGTTTGTAGATTTCAAAATCAGGGGTAGGAATGCTATTAAGTGCAGCCTGCGCCCTATCTTTTACCTCTTGATAATTGCTAGTGGCTATAACAGCGAGTAGCTGATTTTCACCCATAGCAGTTACATCAAGATTAAGGTTTTTCGCATCAATCTCGGCTTGATCTGCATTCTGTTTGGCAGCAATCTCTGCATCCAACAAATCAATCTTGTCAGGGCTAGCCCCAGATTCCACAGCCATCCGTCTGTAGAACTCCAACTTGTATTTCGAAGCTCCTTCGTAGTTGTCAGTATCTGCCCAAGAACCTGGCTTTTCTGCTTGAAGATAGGCCCGACGTGCCTGGTCTTCGAGAGGCACTCTTTTATCATCTGGAATGCTAGGGTCCAGTGCCAATGCGTTAGTAATCTGGTCGCCTGTCATGGCAAGGTACTTATCAATGTCGAATGGCTTACCTTTAGGAGTAATACCAAATGCTTCTTCTGTGCGGTCAACTGGAGTTACGCTAGATCCGCTCTCTCCTGCGTTAGCAAACTTACTTGCGTAGTCAGCCAAGGATGTACGGTTAGCGGTCTTAACAGACGTGTCGGATGGGTTGCTTGCACCGTTAGTCTGTAGATACTTACGCATACCGCCGTTACCACCGAGGTGGGCCATAGCCACAAGGGACGCACGGGTGAGCGTAGTGCCGTTCATAGTCTGACCAATGTATTTCTCTAGGTTGTTGTTATCGATGAACTTATCTATGTCATCGAAGTGCCAATCAGCGATCTTCTCCTGTTCTTCTTCAGACAGGTTCTTGTGACTAGCTGCTGTGTAGTTAGTACCAAACTCATTGTTGTAACCTGCAAGTCGGGCATCACCCATCTGATAAAACCCAGAATGCAGACGGCCATCTTTTGTGGTATTTGTGGCGTTAGATATGTTGGCACTTTCACCTGTGCGCAGGGCTTCACGTACACCTGATGTGCCTGACATGTCCCGCATCTCTTGTGCAAATGCGGCATCGTTCTGCGCTTGTGCGGAAGCAGGGATTTCACCACGATTTCTATCGAAGGCTTTAGCACCAGGCGTATAAGTGAAGCGACCGTCCTGATATGCGGCAGTTAGGTCGGCATTGGTGGCTTCAACACCCAGCGTATTGATCCGCCCAATAATGTCAGAAATGACAGAGGAGTTGGTTGGATCAAGGCCATTGTTCGAGGCTAGTGTGCGTGCCTGTTCCATAGTTTTCTTCTGTAACTTATCGGCCTCTCTGCGCTCTGCATTCTCAAGCTTAGTAAGCTCACGCTGGTCCGTCTCTTCTAGAAGAACTCTGCGACGGGTTTCTGCTTTCTCTGCAGCAGCATCGTCCATCCAAGACTTAGCCACAACACTTGCAAACCCATTAAACGCAGATCCGAAGTTATCCGATTTAGGCGCATAGCTGATACTGCCATTTGAAACGCCTTTCTGTACATCACGCCAACCCATCGGTAGTCTCCTCTTCATCAGTAATGTCACCAAGCATAGCGGACTGTACGTCATCGCTAGCGGCTATAGTATTGGTTTGACCGCCTATACCCATCAACCCATCTAGTGGCTCTGTGGGGGCCTCTACAGGCTTCTCAGTGGCATCTTCATTGTCACCATCAATGATGTCTAGGCTCAGACGGAGTGAGGTAGGCGTAATACGAACACGATCTTTGTCATCGACGCCCATCTCATGCTTAATACCGCTGTCTGTCGCAATGATGGAGATATACCGTGCGATAGGCCCTGCAATCAGGATAGCTAAATCAATAGCCATCTTCCCACGACTAATAGCCTGCAGCAGGAGTGTGGCAACTACAGTGGTAACATGTGCGTCTATCTCAAGTAGGGAGAAGATCAGTTCCTGTTGCACAGGCTCCTTGATCCGCCCTAACATGTAATCCACACCCTCATCGTAATCAACAATGTCAGGTGGGCGATGCCATGCGTAGTTCTTAGTGTCGGAGGTGTAGTTAGCACCAGGCGTTGGCATATTAGGAAGCTTGGCCATCTACCGTCTCCTTCTTAGGTTTGGACTTCTTCTGGGGCGCATCAGCCTCTAGAAAGGATGCCTCCATCTCGTCAAAGTAATCGGGGCTAAAGAATACCTCCCCACCACGTTCCTCAACGACTGCGGTAGGTAGCTTACCTGCTACGAATGCCTTGACGGACTTCTTAACTGCGTCTTCAAACTTCATTGGAGCATCCCGTAATTAACCATCAGATAACCGCCAACCCCTGCACGAACTGCATCGGGGTGGGTCTCCGCTACTTCTTGAGCAATAACGCCAGAGGTGGTGTTAACATCCAACTTCAGGGCCTTAGCCTTGTCGTTCCAATCCCATGTATAATAGCGGATGCCCTTCACTGTTTCGGTGTGCTGGATATTGTCTTTTAGACGCCTATCCGAACTCAGCCATGCAGCGCCTAGTTTAAATATACCGTCCAAAAGACCGTTGCTTTTGGCTGGCTGTGACGCCTGGGCTTGCATCTGGGCAGCTAGGATAGTGGCATCACGATCAGCTTCGCCATTCCAACCCTTAAAGATGAAGTCCAGCATGTTATCTACACGGTCCCATGTACGGTTCAGGGCTTCTGTGGAGATATCCAAGGTGTTCTGTACGTCCGTGGACGCAGCCTCAAACATATTATCCGCATTTTTAACCGTGACTTGCTGACGCCATGCAGCATTGGCGGTGTCGATGTTGTATTGCATGCTAGAGTAAAACTGCTGACGACGGTCTTCCATTGCAGCGTTGAACTCAGCGGTGCTGTTGATTTCCCCAGCATTAAACTGCTTCATGCTATTGATCTGTTGGCTGTTCTGTAACTCCACCGTGGTGGATAACTGATCATAGAATTTCTCGAAGTCATTTGCGGTTTCAGCCGTGAACAGACGACTGGAATTTACTGCGGATTGGTCATTAAACAGGGCGTCTACTGATAGCTGCGTGTTGATAATCTCAGCTTGCTGCTCATTGTTTAGGTTAGCCATATCCATTTGCAGAAACGACTTAGCATTCTGTACCGCTGCAGCCTGACGGGCATCTAAGTTGGCCATCTCGAAGTTAGACATGACGTTGGCTTTGTTGATGATAGACTGCTGCCGGTTATCAAGGTTTTTAATAGTCAGCGTCTGGAAAAATGAGGCTTCGTCTTTAGCAATGCCTAGAGTAGCTTCCATGATGGCATTCGACATAGCCGCAGTTGCTGCAGTCCCTGTAATGCCAGAGAAGGCCATCGTACGGGAAACCTCACGGGATACGCCTTGCGCCCACGCAGGGATCTTGGGGTTACCATCGCCGTCTTTGAACTCAGCAGAGATAATATTCATTTGGCCTAAGATCGTGGCCTTGCTGTCCGTGTAGTTACCTTCTCCTAGCTTCTGGGCGAGTATTTTACCTGAGGCTGTGGAGGTATCAATCAAGGTGGAAATCCCCTGAGAGGCATAATCATTCAGGGATTCACCTAAATCACTAATGGAGCCGTCGGCATTCACGCCAGTAGCTGCACCCTGCATATCAATTTGTTCAGCTACAACGGTACTGTTATCAGTGACAGCGCCTACGGCAGCAGCAGCTACATCAAGGTTGTCTGAAACGGTAGACGCCTCGTAGGAGGTTACATCGGCAGTCGCAAGCGGTGTGGTTGTAGATGCACTTCCTGCAGTGGCCGCAGTGATATTAGGGGTGTCCCCTAAGGAAAACCGTTCATCCGAACCATCAATATTTGTACCAGAGGCGTCCGCATCGATTACTGGCGTAAGATCTGCCAGTTTAATGCCACGACTATCCAGCCAGGCCTGTGGGTCAGCCATCAAACTGGCAATCTGTTCGTCACTCTCAATCATGCCTGCAGCAGAGGCCATCTCCAGAACACGCTCTGCGGAGTATAATCCGCCATCGACGCCTTCAAGGCCTGCAGCAGCACCTGTACCCACAGATACCGCATTTGATGCTGCTTCCTTCATAATGGCATCTGCATCTGCACTATTACCCAAGGCCCGTTGCTCACTAGAGGCACGTTCGTAGCCCGTCATGCCGTCAGGGCCTTGCATGGAAAGGGTGTCGGTGACGGTGTTGCCATCTTTTGAAATGGTGACCTCGTACGGAAGACCTAGCATGTTGTAGGAGTAGGTTAGGCCTGCTGTACCATCTTTGTTTGTAGCGGTGTACGTTTGGCGACCATTTACTACAGCGCCCTTATCTTTAGTGGGGTTGATGCCTGTAGCCCAACCCATAACTTTGCCAACTATGGTTAGTGCAGGGCTAACTACCAGACCTGCCGCCTGTTTAACCGCAGTTGGCGCAACACCTTTAACTTTAGCCGCTGCCTGTTTAACCGCAGAGTAGTTTACCCTTGTGCCTGCTTCAGCAGCCCCCGCAGTATTTGCAGCCGAGTTGCCTGTTACTGTGTTGCTTATAGAAGCGATACCACCGACATCGTTATCTGGGTTGGAGTCATTATCGTAGCTGTCACCAGAGGCACCAGGACCACCTCCATCAAACATGTCGCCTAGTCCACTATAACCACCAAAAATACTCATCTGATTTTATCCCTTCCAATTGCACAGCGCCGAACTTTGTCCAGCAGATTTGAATAGTCTGAAAGGGCCTCAGGCAATGCCGTAGCAGTGGAGGGTAGGCTTTCAATTTCATTAGCAAGTTGATTGTTGAAGTCTTCGTCATACTGCTTGTGTGCAGGACAGTAGACTTCTAGCTTAGTATTATAATCCGTTTGACCGCAGCCGATTAACAAGAGTGTCAGGGCTGACGGGATCAGTATCGTCTTCATCTGATAACGCCTTGTAAAAGTCTGCTACCTCATTCGAAAGAACGAGGTCATTAGCTAGTTTGTTGGCCTTAGCCTTGTCCTTGCCCGCCTTACGACCAAAGAGGTATATGAGGGGCATAAGAAGAGCTAAGAGGCCTAGTATGGTTGTCTGAAGCTTGCTGAAGATTCCCATCAGCGTTCGCCGTTTGTGTGGTCCGACCAACGTGCATATGCTGCTAGGGATATCCCGCCAACCGCACATACCAAGAAGATAGTCTTCAGGTTGGTGGAGTATGGAACAAGATCCTGAAGCCTCTGGGTAATCTCACCTAAGACGGTGGCGACACCAGCAACCCCTGCACCAGTCATAGTACGGCTCTTACGAAGGGATTTAGCAGCCGCAGTGGCAGGCTTCTGGGCCATCTTGCTGCCACCCTCATCCGAAGGGAGTTTAGTGTCTGAGGAGAATACTGCAGCCTCTGCGGAACGGCGGCGGGTGAGACCTGTGAGGACAGTCATCTTACCATCTACACGGGCTTTATTCCAACGCAGCAACTGTGCAGGGACTTCCGAGTATAGGCCTCGGTTTAGTTTTTTCAGTAGCGTGGATGAACGAAAGTTGCCTTCGCCCAAGTTGTACACGAAGCTAGTCAATGCATCGTATTGGGCCTGCGACAGAGGTACATGGACGTAACGCTTAACTACGGACCCATACTCTTCTATATCAGCTACAAGCCGCTCTTCAGCCTCTTCAACGGACATTGTCGCACCAGAGCGGATACCTTTTGTGGTGCCGTACCCGATAGTCCACTTACCAGCAGGGCAACGATACGCCGCCACCCGTCCATCTTTGCGGACCTTATGTAGTCCTTCAAAGCGTTTAACTAGGTTTAGTCCATCAGGGGAAATTGCGGTGGGTTGCATTAGGTTACCTTGTTATTGCGTAAGGGGGGCGAGCCGTTGGACAGTGTGGTCTTTGCATGTATGGAAGCGAACCCAGTCCCGCAGTATAATATCCGGCTTGTGGGAGGGGTTAATGCACCAGACTGTAAGTGGCGTTAGTAGTGGGTTAATTATACCACCTACTAGGTGTCATTAGCAAGGAAATACTTACGTGATTTCTTTCAGAACACGGCCTGTCAATTTGAACAAAGCAGCCCGAAAGTATGCCATATTGTAGGCAAACTCATTCTTGCAGGACTGAACAAAGTATTGGCCTTCGAGGTACATGCAGCTACCTGCGCAGAGTTGCACCACGGGACAGGCTAAACACTCTGGGCGATCTGAGAAGTGTGTGGCGGTGTCTAGCTCAATGTTGTCGAAGTCATCAACATGCCCAATCTTGTGCTTGCCTTTAGCACCTGTGTTTTGGCAGGTCTGGACGTTACCTTTGAGGTCAACAGCAAGCTGATCTGGGCGATCCATACCGCACTTCTGTCCAACAGCCGTAATAGGGCGTTCCTCGTATAGAGATTGGATGAAGCGGTCTGCCTTATGCGTGACACCTGTGTTCTCACTGGTGGCTAAATAGTAGAACATCTCGTTTGAAAGCTCTGTAAGTTCGTCCTTCTGAATACCACCAGAGCCAAGTAGGGTGCCTGCGTCATACACATTTACAACCCCCTCAAGCCCTACCTGAACTGGGAAGTCAAAGTATCCCTGAATCCAGTCTTCAATAGCTTTGAAGTCAAAGTTACCCCGTGTCAGAACACAGTTGAAAGACATGTTACCTTGCCGCACACGGGCGAGTTCTGTGATCCACTTCATCTTCTCAGGGTCTTGGAAAGGATCGGGACCACGGTTTGCCACCTGCCCCGGACCATCATGTGAAATGGCGATGCCAATGTCATGCTCAACAATGAAGTCAATCTTCTCTTGATTCAAGACTGATCCGTTAGTGATGATTGTGACTGAGGCGTTAGGAAACCGCTTCTTGATGGTTGGAACTAGCACTTTAAGTTTGGGCCAGTAAACAAAAGGCTCACCACCCCAGAACTCAAGTTTCTCAGGCTCACCCTCAATCCATGTATCCAACTGGGCAATGAACTGCTGTGCGTCGTCTAGCTTTGATACATCATCGTTGACGATCTCAAGGCTCTGTAGGCAGTAGGAGCAAGAGTAGTTACAGGCCAGACCCATTTGAACCTTTAAGACACGGGGTGCTTTGTCTTTATGGCGGGCATGTTTGTCGAATATCCCAAACTTCTTAGGGGCAGTAGGCAACCCCTCAAGTTTATTTGCGAGATGGTCGTAGTCTAGGGCAATGACGTCTCCGTCTGGGGCTTCAAGATGCAGTTTCAATCGAAATGTTCCTCTTGGAATTCGTCAGGAATGTTGAGCCGAAAGTTAGCAACAACCTGAACATGGAGTGAATCACCCCTGTATGGGTGCTGGTTATGAGGTATCCAAGAAGGGAACAGAACAAGTAAGCCTGCTCTTGGATTGATGGAGTAGCCGGGCCTATCTTCAAAAGGTAGCCGAGCTTGGTCCGCATATCGTGATGGGTCTTCTAGGACAAAACGTGGATCACCAACTGAGTTGATTGGCTGACCTTCGCCACCGCCAGATAGGAATAGAACGGCGGTGACATCACCTTCACGACTGTCACAGTGGGTACTGATGTGTGCGCCCTTTTCAATTAGTAGCGCACGGTTCTCACAGTAATCTAGGTCAAGGAACTCTGCACCTTCAGGGCCAAGGTAATGCCCTACGCAGTTGCGCATCATGTCCTTCAATTCGTCGTCTAGGAAGTGCCTAACCCGACGCTCTATGGCATTCATCATGACATCCCCAGAAGGGCGATCAGCCTTGGCGTAAGCTTCCGCAATCAACTCAGGGGCGTCCAATTCATAGAAAGCCACAGTGGTGGGCCATAAGGACACACGGGAGGTATTAACTGAATGCACCATCAGCAGTAGCAGGCACAGTTGCAGTTAGCCGGGGGTGGTGGTGGGGGCGGTGGGACGTAGCAGTTGTAGTAGTACCGAGTTCGGGTACGGGTCAACGATGTAGGGCTGGTGATATTCCAAACTGCGGAACCGTAGCCTGTGAGGTAGTACCCAGAACCTGTCGTCGTGTTCACATCATTAAACAGCATCGTGGTGCCTACAGTGGCCCCGTTGGTGGGCTTACCTGTGAGACGTGTCCAGTCTACTTTCCCGTTGTCGTCTATTACGGTTGTTGAGCCTTGTTTATACGCCATTAGATTGTTGTCCTTGTGTATACGTCTCTGTACGTGGACCCTGTAAATTCAATGCCAGTAAGCGTGTACCCTGTGTAGCTAGGACCAGCCCCCACGGTGACGTAAGACGCAGAACCGAGAGAAAAGTTTGTGTTGGCGGGGACGAAGGTAGGCACACCAGTGACTTTCGCCATAGGGATGTTGCCAGAAGCGTCGATGACTACGGTTGACCCAATTTTATAAGCCATCAGCAGTAACACACGCAGTTGCAGTTTGAAGGTGGGGCGGATGTGCAGTTACTTATCGTCACTCGATACACATCTTGGTAGGAGGTCGAAGTATTAAACTTCATGCCAACGTGGGAGGCGGCTGAATAGACGTTACCCCCACCAACGTAGTAAGTAGAGTTAGCACCCTTTACGAGTTCTGTGTCTTTGACAGGAATACCTACGTTAGACAGTCTGTCCCACGCAATATTACCACTGTTGTCGATAACTGTCGTTGAGCCTACTTTATAAGCCATTTTTAATCCTCACTTTCTTCTGTCGGTTAGGGAGGAGCATGTCACATTGTATTGGGATACAGACCCGTTCAGACCCTTGAAAAAAGGTACTGTCGTGAGGCACATGGCCTTCAAAAACCACCATTGATCCAACACGGGGAACAACCTGATACCAAGCCCCTGTGTGGAAGTTGGGGTTGAGGTTATTCCAGAGGCGGTTGCCCTTACCTGATGGATCGTAGAACCTCAAAGCCCCTGAGTGCAGAGGGGTGTCTTCGTAGCCCTCATCAAGGTCCACAACAGGATAATAGGTACACACCAAGTCGGCTCTCAGGTGGGAGTGTGTGAAGATACCGACGTTCTCTCCGCCAGACCGTTGCTGGTAAAACGTCTCAGCCACCATATCAATGTCGTAGCTATTGACGTACCCGTAGGCCGCCAACAGATACTCGTTCACAGACTGGCGCACCATATCAACTAAGCAGGCCACTGTGGGGTGATCCGCCTTATCAGACAGTAAGTTATGGCGCACATGACCAAAGTGGTTGGTCTTATTGCCAAGGTTTAGGAGGTTGTCGTCGTCCGTTACTTCGTGAAACTTTGAGTCCTCACGGGCTAAGTTTCCTAAAGTGTTGTTGAAAGCATCAGCCATATCCCACGTCTTGTGCATTACGAAGTTAGGAAAGATCGCCTGAAGGTTAGATGACATCAACAATGATCCGCCCAATGCCGCTGTAATGGATGGAGTTGAGTTTAATGTTGATTTGGTCCCCTGCTACCAACCCCCAAGCATGTACCATAGCAGTCGCTGATCCATTTTCACTCATGGTGATTTGCTTGTGGGGAGCGTAGCCAGTGTGTTCTTTCAAATGAACAATTGTGGTGTGGTTCATATTAGAGTCATCGCCGTTCTCAATAAGCTGCATGGGAACTTCAATAGACCCGCCTGCTGCCACGGTAAGGCCAGAGGGCGTATCACAACGCCAGTAGAAGCGTTCGTAGTTGGCCCCATCTTTTATAAAGGACTCTGTGTCGATCATTTGGATGGGGGGAGTGTCTCCAATCATCAACGGAGCATGTTCACCGATCAGAATGATGGACTTGGTATCTGCGAGAGAGCCTGTGTTGATGGGCATGAACAAGGATGAAAAATCAAGCATGTTCGGATAATGGGCATAGTTGCGAGACGTTGATCCATTTTTGATGTGCCGACTGTCTAGGAACCGACTGCGCCATGTATCCAGTTTTCCCGCCACTATGCGGAATTCTAACCGACTGTAATCTGGAGCCTCTTTATGCCCTTGAAGGCCATCAATGTTGAACGAGACTGCACCTTGGTACGTGAATAGTACATCGTCGATGCTATACAGATCACCTTGGAACACCGTGTCTACTTGATCACCTGCGGGAGAGTTCCCCGACATCAGGTGGGCCTTGAGGACGTTCAACTGCTCTGGGTCGCCGTTGTGTGGCGTTTCACCGTGGTAGGGCTTCATGACGCCAAAGGTGAGTACCGTGTTGGTGCAGTTGATGATGAGTTTTTCATCAATCGGGGCAGGAAATCCAAACAGCCCTTTTTCAGAGTTAAGCATTTGTATGGTCCTTTGTGGATTAAGTCTCGCAAGCGCAGGTGGGGTTCTCACCGCAAGCACATGTGGTTTCTTTAAGGTTAGAGCAGGTACACGCAGTGCTATTTACTCTCTCAGTAAGCTCTTTGATGGCCTCAATAAGAAGGCCAACCACGTTGCCGTAGGCTACTGATTTCATACCATCTTCATTGTCTAGCACAGCTTCAGGGAGTACGGCCTCTAACTCTTGAGCAATGACACCTGTGGATCGTTTGCCATTCATATCAAATGTCACACCACGGAGGGCTTGCACCTTGGTTACTGCATCATCAATGACTTCAATGTTATTCTTCAGGCGTATGTCAGATGAAGCTGTGATGTCACCAGAAGCAACGATACTGCCAGCTACGGTCAGCGTTCCTGTGAAGGTGTCACTGACGTTACTGCGTAGGTAGTTTGCAGAAGAAATACCATCTAGCAAATCTGCATTCAAGCCAGATCCTGCTCCGTCTACCGTCTTAATGGCAGTAAGTATTTGAGCAGCAGACTGATCGGCAGTAGCCCCAGATTCAATTCCGTCCAGCTTTGTACCGTCAGTAGCAACGTCACGTCCGTCTACTGTTCCAGTTACAACTACACTATCAGCAGTCACGTTACCCGGAAAACTACTGTTGCCACTAGAATCACAGATTGTAGTAGTATGGCGACCAGCCCATCCAGAGGACCAATTATTAGGGCTGCTGTTTACCTGAAGGCCACTCTCTGCATTGATGTATACAAACTCAGCTGTTTGGCCCGTGGCCACTGTGTGAGATTCACCTGCGTTGATTACAAACTGTGCGCCTCCATATGCCCGTATATCTCTGGCGTAAAGAGTAGTACTGGCGTTAAGGTTACCTGTAAGGGTGCCGCCTGAGGCATTGATGATTTCACTACCAAAAAGGTGGCCTTTATTTGTAAGAGTGCTCAATGTCAGAGGGTGTGGGGCTTCGTGCCCCCCTGCATCGTCACGGTCAGCAAGAACATAGAAGGTGTTACTGTTAGCGTGAACATAGAAGTCATCCGCACCCGCAGTTGTGTCGTTAAGTTTAACCAAAGGCCCGCTGCCTGAGAGGGTCAAATTACCTGTCATGGTGCCGCCAGCTTTAGGTAGAGCAGCATTGGCTGTCACACCTTGGGCCGCAGTGGCATAAGCTGTCGTGTCCGTCTGCGCCGCTGTTCCCAGTGTGGAGGGGTCAAATGGTGCAGGTTGGTTGGTCAGATCGTTAAATGAGCCTGACGTTGCTACGGTAGCCAGTGTGGCGGGGTCAAACGGAGCAGGTTGGTTGCTTAGGTCCGTGTATGAGCCAGAAGCTGCAACCGTAGACAAGCCAAGGTTTGTTCTAGCTGTTGTGGCGCTAGCAAGGTCAGAGAGGTTGTTTGATTTCAGCAGTGTGCCTGTGGCGTTGGAGGCTGCTGTAACCGCTGAAGCTGCTGCATTAGTCTCGCTGGTCCCTGCTGCGGTAGCACTGGATGCTGCTGCGGTAGCATTGGAGGCAACTGCCGCCTCTGAAGCAGATGCGTTCGTAGCTGACGTCCCTGCTGCTGTTTCACTAGCGGCAGCATTAGTAGCGCTGGTTGTGGCGGTTACTGCGGAGGTTGCTGCGTTAGTCTCACTGGTTCCTGCCACCACTGAAGAAGCTGCAGAAGCGGTTGCAGATACAGCGGAAGCGGTTGCAGAGGACGCTGCGTTAGTTTCACTAGTGGTTGCGGATGACTGTGAAGCTGTGGCGCTTGTCTGTGATGAAGCTGATGCCGTTTCGCTAGCTGCTGCGTTGGTTTCAGATGTCGCTGCAGAGGTTGCAGACGCAGCGGCAGCGGTGGCACTATTAGCCGCCGAGGATGTGGAACCAAAGGTAGCATCAATATAACCCTTAGTGGCCGCATCCGTTCCTGTTAATGGTGTAGGTAAGCCTGAAACAGAGTGACCGCCCATCGCAATAGCACCCGACATCGTACCACCGGCTTTAGGAAGCTTAGTCGCAATGCTGTTGGTTACTGTGGTTGAAAAGGAAGCATCATCACCTAAGGCGGCTGCAATCTCGTTTAGGGTATTAAGTGCATCAGGGGCAGCAGCTATAAGGGCGCTTACCTCTGTATCAACATAGGCTTTGGTCGCCGCATCAGTACCTAAGACAGGGTTTGCTACATTCTTAATAACCGTGTTGGTTACGTCGATAGTGCCGTTTACCGTCAGGTTGGTGAAGGAACTGTTACCAGTAGCAGCAGTTATGTTGCCTGTTACGGCACCTTCAAGTGGGCCTGTGAAACCACCTGTGGCAGACACGGTTGTGAAACCACCTGAGGTAGCGGTCATGCCCTGTAGGCCAGTTGTACCTGTTACGACTAACTCTCCGCCTACAGATATATCCCCAGCCGCTGTCACATCACCTGAAAGCCATGCATCCTTAAAGCGTACTGCCGTGCTACCCACATCAATAGTGTTGGTGGCGCTAGGTATGATCCCCGTACCAGAGGTGACCTGAACCACTTCACGCCATACTGCTGCGTTGTTGGTGTTACCTACGCAAAAGTAAATACGGCTAGTGGTGGTGTTTTCCCAAAGAGACCCTACAGCGTAGCCTAAACCAATATCATCAGTTGCCTGCGGTGTAGTGGTGGCTTCCAGGTTGTGCTTCCCGCCAGTCCCGCCGTGAACGACAGGGAGTACACCGGACAGGGATGTGGCTAGATTGACCTTTGGGCCACCGCCCGTTGAGCCGTCGTGGGAGTGACCTGAAGTGGCGTGAAAAGCCGCCGCAATCTGGTTGAATTCAGCAGTTAGCGGTGGTGCCGTAACCTCCGAACCGTTGATAATGTCTGCTGTAGATTGGCGTGTGTAACCGACCATGTTAACGTCTCCCTGCGACGGAAAATTCAAATACGATGCCTTGGATGGAGAAAGGCTTAGTTTGTCCCACCGTCACAAAGGTAGCTCGAACTGAGTAGCCGCTGCCTTGGATGTCGGAGGTCATTATGGGTTTAGAGGAACCGCCGTAGAGAGTGTTAGCCCCAGCGTAATTTATGGAACGGCCACCGTAGACAGTGGGGCCTCCTTCGCTTTCTTGCGTATATGTTGATGGTCGTGAAGTATTGTAGTCGCCCCAGTCGTAGGAAATGGCGAGGTTCATTTCGACGGGGCCTTCAGCACGGATAAACGTATTTACCTTGCGCATTACCTTGCGCTGCTCAGTCTCGCCGAAGTCTAGATAAGGTGTGGAATACACGGCAACAATGTCGGCTGAGTTGAAGGAGTCACCCCGCTCTTGGCGGTACACTTTACCATCATAGTCGCCATGCAGGACGTACTCTTCAGTGCCAATGTACTCAGAGGTACAGCAGGAGGCACGAATACCAATAAGCTCACCAAACTCCCAAGTAATGGACCCGCTGCTGTCGGAGAGGCCCCCAATAATTCCTGGGCTATCCACAGCACCTGTAGTGTTGTCCCCCACAAAGTAACGGACTTGGGATTTAGACCGTACAACAACACCGTTGAGTGTGGCCATGTCGTTGTTTTTGATTATATCTACCAGAGTAGCCTGAATAGGTTTAGACACCGTCTCTAATTCAACGTCACCAATACGGCTTGTACCGGCAACAGGGCGTAGGCCATCAGGGGCTAGGAACATCAAGTCACCACCAATTTCCATAACGCTATCTGGTGCAACACAGCCTACATTTGAAGTAACCTGGTCCGAAATAAAGCCTGCTGAGTTATCAGCGGATAGCTTCTTGATGGCGTTGTTACCAAAGAGGAATAGGTTGCCACGAAAGGGTTTGATTTGAACCACATCGAAGCCTGCAAATATCTGGCCCGCACCGGCAGCAACCGTGAAGTTGTAAGGATCGCCAGGTGCTGAGTGAGATAGTGTGGCCTTGGCGGTATCATCACCAGCAAGGAATAAATGGTTTTTATAGACCTGAACTAAAGAAGGCGCATTAACACACTGATCACCACCACCTGTGGCGGCACTATGCCCTGCGTCGGATGGCTTAGTTCCTGTACCTGTTGTAACCAGTTCTTCTGTGTGGGAGCCGCTGAAAATGATAGCAGGATTAACTCCGTCTACGAATACAATGGAGTTGCCCTGACCAAAGTTAAACGTGGCATGTCGTAGCTTCGTAACGGTGCGTGTACCTATAGTCATGCTACGGGAAATGCTGTGATCCATCGTCCACTTGCGCCAACCAATGTTAGCCGTGAAGTAATAGAAGCTGTAGGTATTGGCACCTACATCCTTACGGGCGGCAATAACATAAGTCAGGTCTGCCACATCATCTTTGTAGATTGCGACGCCTAAGACCTTACCTTCAGCACTGCCACTAGTGGTGACCTCAGGATAATTACTGCTGTATTCTTCGAAGCCCTCAACACGACGATACCCGCCATACAAGGAGGGTTCGTAGTTGAGAAGTCGGGTGGCTGAACCTGGGGCTGAGTCTGATAAGTCGAGATGGTTCTCATTACTATTTAGACCGCCAGAGCAGATCAACTTATGTGATTGGATACGATCAGGCATTAGTATTTAACCCGAGTGTCACGAATACTCTCGTAGCTGTTGATGTACAGCGTCTGTAGGCCTTTTATGCCCTGGCTAAACGCCATAAATGAAGCCTGAGATGACTCGATATTATCTTTAAACATGTAGAGGTGATACATCGCACCATCGACCAAAACGGTGTCAAAGCTAGAAGGTATCCTAGTTGTGTCATCATGGTTGGTGAGATCGGTGTAGTTTAAGTAATAACGGAAGCGCACCGAATAGCCCGCATCAGGGGATGGTGTTACACCAAAGCCGCTACCATGACTGGCAAAGACCATCTGAGGTGCGGAGCGTCCTGTAGATCCTGAATTGTAGTCCGCATCACGATGAGATTTGTACCATTCGTCACGCTCAATGTGGCGCAGGACTTGGTAGCTGGTTCCCAGTGTGTCGTTCTTTTGTAACTGAAATGAATTCCAGTCTGAAACCTTGAAGAAGTCAGGCCACGTATATTCTTCCTGACCCGCAACCAATACCTGCGTGTGTTCAGAAGCGTTAAAGGGCCACTCAAACTCGGCTTGGTTAATCTTAGCTACAGAAGCCTTAACGGCATCCTTAACAAGAGCATGCACCCCTCGAACAGATGAGAAGTCTCCTACGGCAATCTCAACCTCGTTGAGGCGGCGTAGAACTAGGTTGCAAAGATCAATATATGAAGTCGGCATGAAAACCCCTCAAAAGGTAAACTGGGGCCAGCGAAGGCCAGCCCCAATATTGGATTTAAGCTAGGTTGTAGTTCGTTGTGAACAGGCCTTCTGGGCGCAAAATTTTCCGGCCATAAAGCTGCATGCCACGGACGATGTCCGAGAACTGAGTTTGCGAACGCAACGTCTCTGTTTTGGCAATCTGATCTGCTACAGCAACTGCAGAGTCATGACCGGCAACCAGTACGTTGAAGTTCGTTTCGGAACCCGCAGCATCAGAAGTGTCAGCACCAGCACCAACGAATGGTGTGTTGTTGGACTTATAGACACGGAAGCCACGAATGAGGCCTGGAAGGCGACCATTGCGGATTTCTTCGTCACCACCAAAGTCGGCGTTGATCAACTTGCTATCTGTATCCATCAGAATCTCAGCAAAGATAGGATCAACTACGACCCAACGGCCTTCAGTTGCTACGTTGGCTTGGTCCATCTTACGACCAATACGGTTCAGGATAGACAATGGGGACGTAATGCCACCAGCGCCGCCGTTACCTGAAATTGGTACAGAAGTAACTTCACCAGCTACACCCAAGTCAGCACCACCAAAGTCAGTGATGTCTAGCTTGTTGGCTGCAAGGTATTCGTCTGCATCCGCAGCAGCATTAGCTTTTGTGCCAGGAACTGCAGTACGACGAATCCAATCGCCACCAGCGTTCTTTTCCCAGCCAGACATGTAACCAAGAACGTCCGCATCAAATACGTCACGTAGGTCATAGCCAGCACGGTCAGTTGCAAGATCCATGAAGGATACGTGCGAGTGTGCTTGCTCAATGTCGTCCAAAGCAAATTGGAAGTAGTTGGCTTGGTCAACGACCATTGTGAAGTCAACATCGGTCAAGTCTTGCGTTGCAAGAGAAGTACCACGAGCCAGTGTATTAATAGTGATTGTAGGCTCTTTGATGATCTTAACAGAGTCGCCCATGTTAGCGATTTCGCCAGCATAGTCTGTGTTTGTGATATCTTCACAAATGGAACTCTTGCGGAAAGCTTTTTGGACTTTCTTAGAGTAGATCACTGGTGAGAAGTTGCCGCTGTTCAGGTTGGTATAACCCGCTGCTTTAGTAAAAGCCATTTTATGTCTCCTTGTGAAATGGCGGCGCAAAGTGCGCCAGACAGGACACCGAAGAGGACAATTGAGTGGCAGTGTTAATGCGAGGGTGCGTCCACAACACAGAAGCTATCTGAGTCGTAGAAGGGCCTCACCGCACTGGTGGACTTATCGTCTGAATTCTTACGGTAGATAGTAAACAGCGACAGAGGTGGTCCGTGAGGAGGCTCATGCTGTTGGTAGAGAGGTTTCCCTCAGATAGAACAACAATCAGTAGTTATGTTGGTCTATTAAAAGGACACTCGTAGGTGGGGGGGTTACCAGACAATTCACTTGCTAACTGGTAATGACATTATAGCACACCTCACTAGCTAAGACAATAGTTAGTGTTAGTAGGTGTACCCAGGGGGGCATCCCCAGGATACATATTGTTTATGTGTCAGTCATCAGCAAAGTGAACAGTTACGACACTTAATTAACGTGCGCCACCAGATATGTCGTAGTTGAAAGTCTGGTTCTGCACTGACGCCAGGATAGCGGGTTCTAGCTCATCGTACTCTTTATCCGACATAGCCTCGACCTGAGACTCAGAGAACTTAGGCACACCGCCTGCGGATGGGGCAGGACTTGGCGCACGACCTACCGAAGTTGCTGCAGCCTTTGGACCTGTGGTTTTACCCATGTGTACGTCGTACTTGTACAGATCGATGGCACGGGAAGCGGCGGTAGCATCGGTATTGTTCTTATACAGATCGTTCTGTGTGGATAGAGGCTGTAGGGCCACCCAGTCATGGAAGTCGCTGCTTTGTTTAATCTTAGCAAAGTCAGGATGCATTTCTGTTAGCTTTGCTTCAGCTTCTTTTCGGCTGAGTTTTGTCTCAAGCTGTCGCAGCCCTGACATGCGCTTATCGCCTTCTTCCATTGCCTCGTTGGCACGTTTTCGGGCGATGGTATCCACAATCTTAGCTACGTCAGGGTACTTGTTGGACCATGCTTCTATCTCGTCATCCGTCTTAGGAAATTTGATCTGGCCTTTAGCCGCCGTATCAAGCTGTGCCTTTATGATAGACATCTCATGATCTTTGTCCGCCATTAACTGCTGATTATGACGCCGCAGGTCTCCGTACCGTTTTTTGTAGGTTGCATCGTCACTATCTACAGGCGCTGCTGCTACGGCCTCAACTTCTTCTGCTGAAATGCCTGCCGCTACTTCTTCGCTATAGGTTAGACCGTCTGTCTCGTCGTCTGCTCGTTTGTATTTAGCCATTATTGCCTCATTAGGGGCCGCAGTTGCGGGTAGCCCAATTGTTAACGCATGAATGCGATTTGCTGCTTCTTCATCACTGCTGGGGTTTGGGATGTCGGCTCTTTGTCCAACTTGTCTTTTTCCGTTACAGCAGGAATTTCTAGCTCCACATTATCGTCCTCTGGTGCGTCCTCTTCGGGTGCTACCTCGTCGTATTCTTCTTCATGGGCGTCTTGAATGAACCCTTCAACGGACATAGACATGAGGCCCATTTTAGCTTCGTCCTGCATTTCCATGATGTGTTTGAGGCCGTGCCACTTAACAACATCTGCAGGCAGGACGTATTCATCGACAGAAAGCTTGGCATCAATATCGTCCCGAACATTCTCAGGATTGGACCCAATAGGGATTTCGTTGCCGCTTACTTCGTCGTAGCCCATAAGACCCATGTCACAGACCATTCCGCCGTGTGCCATCTCTACAAGCTCGTCATCGCCAAGTGCCTTCTGAACAGCATTTCCTGACATTTCCTCTAGTGACGAGAGTTCGCCGTCACCATTAGTGTCAGCCTTCTTACGATCCAGTTGGAAGTGATTGTCAGCCATTGCTAGGCCCTCCTGTGTGATGATGCCCTTTTGGGCTGTAGCCAGTCCGCCAAGAGCGTAGCCAGCAGAGGCTAATTTAATATTCTCATCGGGTTCTTCCGCAATAAGCCGCACGTTGTGAGAGAAGTTAGTGTCCTCAACAGGCTCTTGACCGTCTAGGCCGCTGTAGAACGTGTGATTGCCTATCTTTTTAGGATTAGGTCCATCAAAAGCTGTTCCACGTTCTTTGGTAATTTCTTCATTCTGAAAGAAGGTGCTACCATCTGAGACGTCTTCACCAAGCATGGCGTAATCAGCAAACTCTGCAACACCACGGTTAATCTGGTCTTCAGTTGCAGGAATGTCTTCAATGCTGCCGTGCTTGCGTACCGGCTCAAACTGACTGGCGATCAGCACGTCTTCTACGGTGTCACCAAAGCGTCCAGAGGCTAGTCGGTTAAGGATCACACCTCGGACAGCATCACGGCCTTCTACACCCTCTGTATTGGCCTCTGCTAACACCACACGTTCAATCTTGAGGATGTCGGATTCTTTAAGATCAATGGACGGACGTGATTCAGGTCGTTTAGGCGGACGTGCTTTAGGACGAGGGGAGGACATCAAGCCGCCGTCTGCGTATTTAGGTTTATTCTTATGCATTATTCAGCACCTTTGATGACTTCATCTCTGAGAGTTTTGAACCGGCGAAGTTCTTTAATGCAGCCTTGGATTTCACGGAGGCGGTTTAAGCCTTGCTCCGTTTCGAGTTGCTTGAGGAGGCTGGTTATGCGGTGGTCTGCGTAGTCTTGCAGGAGATCCATTTGGGCCTTTGCGTTGACCAACGGGATGAGCAACCTATACTGAAGCTTATCCATTACTGTGCGGGTGGCTGTTGAGGTTCAACATTGGCAGATTGTGGTTGGTTACCGCCGTTGTCACCACCACCGCCCCCTGTGAAGGCTGCATCACCAGGCTCAGGGGCGTTACTTGGGGCCATTTCCCCACCGTTGGTAGCGGAGATCTCTTCAGGGCCTCCAGCGCCACCTACAGGGACTCCCTTAGGCGGTTCAGGCATTAAGGCCTGTATCTCAGCCATCATCTTAGCTTGGATAGTGGCTTCACGTTGGTCGTTGAGTACCTTATCCTCATCAAGGTCCATTGAAGACGCAAGTTCACGCAGGATGTAGTCGTACTTCACGAAAGGTGCCATCTGTGGGTTAGACGTCATCTGCATGAATTGTAGCAGACGCTGACTACGGATTTCATTCCGCATCAGGCTCTCCGTGCCACGGGCAACCACGTCCAAGTCTCCGATGAATTCCTTGTCGAAGTTGAACTGCATGTTGAAGGCAAACATGGCCTTCCCAATAGGTGCGAGTAGGTAGTCATCGATGTTCCGAACAACAGCTTTGATGTTAGCGGCAGCAGCACCCATAAGCATGGACATACCGGCAGCAGTGCGTCCCACCCCCGTGACGCCTGTGGAGCCGTGCGTGAATGAGGGGATACCAGTGCTTTCATCAGCAAGCTGACGGGCCTTATCAAACATCATCATCAGTTCTTGAGACACGTTAGGGAACTTAGTCCCGAAGATTGCCTGACCAGGAGCGCCTGCCTGACGACGAAACACTTTGCCAGGGTACACGGACAAGTCTTGACCAGGTACGAGGTTGGTTTCATCGATCTCAATCAGGAGATTTCCTGACAGAGCAGCATTGTCTACGCTTAGACGCATGAAGCCGTTAAGCAAAAGCTGAGTGTCTTCCATATTCTCAGCAACACCGATGCCAAAGAAGCTATACGGGTTAAGCTCGTATGGAACTGCGTGGTAAGGAATGCGGCTTGGCGTGAAGGGGTTCATTACCAGGCGAAGGATTTGCCCATTACAGATCCAGATGTTTACCTGAATCTCATCAAAGTCCTTATAGGCCTTAGGGATGTCTATATCAGCCTGCTCGGCGGTAGTACGATCAATCACACCCCAGTATTCCAGCACTTCAAAGCGTTCCATATCAGAGTTACCCGTATGGTCCTCAAGTGCATTCTCCCAGTGTTCCTTGATGTAGGATGGCCCCATTTCAACGGCGGCGTTAATGCTCTCGCTGCGGAAGTGTGGGCGTTTCTTCAAGGCACGTAGCTGTGTGCGACTATGTCGGTGGCGCTGGACGGTGTATTCAGCCTCATCCATATTGCGGGCGTCAGGATCAGGGTAAAAGTCCCATACACTTACATATTCAACCTTAGGGATGGTCTCAATAATAGGATCGTAGTTACCTTTGTCATCCCAGCGTGGGTATTCCTTATCCTGTGCAAAAGGGCCTTTAATAATGCCTTCACCGAACAGGGCGCACTCGAAAGCCATTGACCGGAGATGCTTAGAGGCTTGGCTCTCATCCAACTGGTCATGCATCTTGCGTTCCATGCGGCGGGCGGCTTCTTTAGCAGGCTCAAACGTAGCAGAACCAGGGCTAACGCCTGCACCCGCAGCTAGTTCCTCATGCACAGGAGATAGGAGTTCTTTATAAACCCCTAAGTCACGGGCGATGTTAGGACGTGCGATGGTGCGGGGTACTGTGTAGTCAACGCCAACCCTTTCCTTAATGGACTTAGATGTAATGGCGTTGGGGTCGAAATTAATGGCATCAGCCACGTTATTTGGGTATTTACGGGCCTCAATTCCAACAGGGAACTTAGAACCAGCGAACAATACGTCCGTCATTTGGGCATACGCCGCCAGAACCTTAGTCTTGGTGATCTTAACGAAGGCCTTAGACTTCTCAGTGTCGGTAAACTGCACTTCAGGGCCGTAGATACCCCGATAGTTGCGATATGCCATAAGCCATCGGGCTTCATCTGCCTGCCGTGCGGTCTTTGAGCGGGCAAACTGACTGGTAATGTAGGCTACAGCCCCAGAATACTTGAGGTTTTCCTCTGCTACGTCAGAACCCTCATCAAGGGCGACTGCAACGTCCATCTCCACTGTCTTTGTGGAGGTTGAGTTGGTGGGTTTATCCATCAATGCCATGCTTTAGTATCCAAACGTGCTATCTGCGGGTTTGTAGGTGTTAGAGGGAACACCATTGCCCATATCGAAGGGGGAAAATGATCGGGGTCTGCTCATCACACCATACCGAACGCTGTCGTAGGTGTGGTCGGAGGCATACCGCTGATCAATGTCGTCAGTGCCTTTTGGGCAGGAGGGTATTACAGGTAAATCAGCGATAATCTGTCGGCATGTGTTGAAGAATAATATGCCTGGTAGGCCTGTGTCCTCATTAACCTTGAGGCGCTGATGCAGGATGTTCTTACCGGCTACTCTGGCACCTGCTGTACGGTCTGAAGGACGCCATCTGGTGCCTTGCTTAACCATTTCTTCCGCAATGCTGGGGCCAAGCTGACCACGGTTATGCCAGCAACTGCTGTCGAGGACGCCGTAAGAGATACGATCCGCTGCATCCGCCTCCTTCACTGCACGACCTAAGTCCACGCCTGTGTGTTTGGAGAGATACAGTTCACGGTAAACAACTAAGGTCTCAAAAGCAGGATCAATGGCAAACCAGTGTACTGCGGAGAAGCTGCTGTAGCCGTAATCACAACTTCGGAACCGTACCCAGTCCTTAGGGATCTCATACGGCTCAATAACATGGGTATTCTGGCGAAACTCTGAGAAGGCGGCACCATCCGCCACTGACCAATCACCCTCTAGTAGCTGCCGTCTCTGCATCTCTGGCAGGGATAGTAGGTTGGCCTCGTATTGGCCGTCCTCAGACAGATAGGGATTGTCGTGTAGGTTGGCAGGGATGAATCGTCTGTAAAATAGTGGTTCACCAGCCTTTGCGTGGGTGTCTGGATAAACTAGCGCCTTGCCAGTCTCCAGATCAGTAGCGGCGAACTTCTTACCTGCAGGTGCAGGATCAATAAACATCCGCTTAACCCATTGGTGGCCGGGGCCTCCAGGGTTGGTAGTTGCCCGCATGAAGGTAGGCAAGTTGGGGTCCGTGGTACGCAGTCGAGACCGCATGTAGTTCCAAGCAAACGGTGAGGCATGCTGGGTAAGCTCATCAAAGGCGATATAAGAGAACGCCTGTCCCTGATAACGTAGAACATCGTCGTCACGTTCAAGATAAGTCATCCAGATACGTGCGCCACTTGGGAACACCCACTGTGACTTCTTCTCCTGCCACTTAGCACCTGGGTAGGCCTTAGGATAAACCTCCTGAGACTTCCAAATCAGTTCCCGCAATTCATCGTTAGTTCGACGCAGGATAATGCCGTTGAATGCGGATTCACCAAAGTACCGCATAGGGTCGGCTAGTAGGCCGTAGGTTTTACCGCCACCGGCTGATCCTCCGTAAAGAACCTCACGCTCATTGGCGGCTAGAAATTCTGTCTGTGGACCAGGGTTAGGTGCAAACACAACCTCGTTAGATTGCTTCTGCTGTTCAACCGCATTGAAGTCCAAACCTTCTGATACAGGGGCCACTTGTGGAGTGCCTGCAGTCTGTGCCTTAACCCGCATAGTCAGGACACGTTTAGCGTCCGCAGTCTTTCGTTTCAGGGCCGCTATGCGCTTGTCTTCGGGTGTCTTAGGCTTCCTTGCACGGTTGGCCTTCTTTAGCTCCTTGATCCGCTTGGAGGGAGCCTCTGAACCAGAACCACGATGGGCCTTCCAGATATTCACAATGCCTTGGTGGCTACAAGATCCAGCTATCTTACTGGTCAACCATTCCGCTACCTTGCGGGTGGAGTGTCCGGCATCTAGACCATCCATCGCCTCTTCAAAGAAGGGAACCTCATCCATGTTTGGAACGAGGAGTAGGGGATCGTCTGCATCAGCCATGTAGCCATGCGGAATCTTAGACTTGTCGTTGGACCTGACCTTGTTAGTCCACATTAAGGTTTTTCGGGGGCAGGATAAACATGCCACCACCTGTGCTGCTTACTTCAATCTGCTCCTTCTTCACCAAACCAGTACGGTCTAGGACTTCACGGGCAGCAGCAATAGAGTTACGAGCGCCCAGCGCACCAGGGTCTTCTAGGACACCCAAGATACCAAACGTAGCCAGTGGAGCGTTCATCGCCAGCATCATAGATGCACGTTCAATGATCTCGTCCTTCAGGGAAGCCACGACGGTTGCTGTAGAGGTCTTGTCCGAATAACCAGCAATACGCATGGCATCACGGATCTTGCCTTTAGCCTCACCCATCAAAGCATCTAAGAACGCCTCCTGGAGATCAGAAAGAGGAGCTTTGGAAGGTTCCATCAGGGTGATCCTTTAATATAAAATAAAGCAGCCCCAACAGAAGCAGTGAATACGATCCACCACACTCTCTCTAAGAGCCGCATAGTCTGCCCACGACCTGCACTGGTCTCCTCCAAGGTACGAAGGGTTGCAGTGTGTTGCAGAGAAACAGTCTCAGATGCATCCATACGCCGAAAAATCGTAACAGTACGTTCCTCTAGGCGAGCTAGTGCGATGATAGCCTCAGATAGCTTATCAAGCTTACCTTCAATGCGATCTAAACGTACTTCATCTGCAGGCATAAGCAGCATCCTAATGTGGGGTTACTCCTCCCACTTAGGGGCAGGAAGGTTAATATAATCAGCGGCTTTTTCTACCGAGGTAGTAGCCAGATCATGTTCAAAGAACTCACCGTAACCTCGGAAGATCAATGCGTCGTTGCTTGCCTGTGCAGGGGTCACTAGACCTTCCTCAACAAGAAGCTCCAGAACCCTTTCAACAGGGAGTGCTACCCCTGTGTTCTCAAGGATAGCGGCTCTAATGTAGATGAGGTTTATCATGCAGTTCCTTGCGGCCCTACCTGTGTCTCTATTGTAACACTGGAGGGCGTACTAAGTCAATACTTTGTTACGCCACTTAATTAACTATAGACAGACTGGAAAAACAGTGTATAATGTCTATGCGGCCAGGGGGCGCATACTACTGCTACTACTCTTAGTTAGTAGCTAGTGACTGTAGCTAGTGGACATTGCACTTCGTATATCACACCTAGATATACCTATGTCTTTAAGTTCATTATCAGTCATACTAATAAGTTCTTTATAGTCTTGCCGTCTCTTATGACTTAGCAAGTAACGTGTCCATAATTTCATCCACATAGCTATCTCCTTATGTCTGTAGCTAGTGATATTATACCACCACTTAGTTAGTGGC